ATCAGTATCTCTATCCATCTGTTCAGCCCACCTAGCTACAGCCATAGATAGGGCATCTAACCTATCGTCATGCTTTAAGGACTTCCTATCTCTAGTTATCCTACTAAGTTGATAGAGTAGTTGATACTGGTGTGCAGTATCCTCTGGGTAGTGATTGTAGTTAGTCTGATCAGCCTTTACTAGTTCCTCAGAGATTATCATCTTGTGTCCCTGTAGTACAGGTTCTAAGGTATCAATAATACGGAGTTCCTTTTGTTTATTACTATTCATCTCCTCTATATGACATGGGTACGTTCTATTAACGAATGGTGCTAGTAGCTTATTAAACATACCATCACCGAATGTCTTCTCAACATATATCTCAGTAGCCTTATAGTGTTTAGCTGCATCAGCTATCTTCTGTAGGTTCTCATCTGAGTAACCCCCTTGCATGCCCTCACAGGCTCTTACATAGAGAAAGCCATTCATCATAGATACTACTGCGAATGATAGCTCATCACTACCTCTACCCGCAGGATCAACTGATAGTACAGTCCCTTGATATGGTTTAAAGTCAGTTGATATAAATATAGGTCTTAGTAGCTTATCTCCTTCTAATCCTACACACTCTATATCATTTATTATCTCACTAGCTCCTGATCCCCACGCTACTTGTACAGGTGCTATATGTCCACTGTCTATACCCATGACCATAAAGTCACTGATCTTCAATGGATGTCTATCAGCATCTGACATAGCTGTTATCAGTTGAAACTGTAAGTTATACCCTGATCTACCATAGGACATCTCACGTTCAAGTAAGTCCCTATCATCGAACCTAGTTGGTTCTGTAGGTTCACCCCTGCCATGACAGGCTGTAGATAGCTCAGGTTCAGATTCTAGGTGTTCACGTAAATAAGGGGCTAAACGTGATGCATATAGTTCTGACTTCATAGCTTCATCTGTGGGATACCTACTAGCCCATATCCTTATCTCATAACCTCTCTTAGGTAGTGCATTATATAAGGACATCTCAGTTTGAGGTGTACCTAGGTAACTAATACTACCATCAGGTATTAAGACAGCATCACACTCCTTAACGGAGTTAGATAGATTATCCCTCATACTCTGGGTTAAACTATTACGAGGTACTTCCACATCATCAAGAATAATATGTGAGGCACGACCACCTGTCATCTGACCTGTAATGCCTACTGATCTAACTGAGGGGGCTTGATGTGCCGTGGATGGACCTACATCAAAACTAATAGCTGAATCTCTCTGTTCTTTCTGTGGTAGCAGGTGGTGCAGCAGAGCCATCTCCCCGATTAACCTTCGGGTAAAGATGGTGAACGCCCTAGCTCTATCTGAAGATGCGGATATAACTAGTATACGTTCATTGGGGTTACAATATAACAGCCATAGACAATATATTGCAGTGATCCAACTCTTACCTACTCCTCGAAACGCCTGTATAACCTTACGCCTAGGTCCATGTTGTAGGAAGTTAGCTATGTCATACTGAATGGGTGTTGGCTCAGGTAATCCTAGATGTTTCCACGCTAGGTACAAGAGGTTTCTAAAGTCCTCCTTAATAGGATCAGTGCGTTTCTTTGCCACTAACAGCCTTTAGTCCTACAAAGGGTAAACCTTCCACTAGATTATGCATCTCATTACCCTCTACTACATTAGCTTCAATCCCATTATCCTTTAGGAACTGGCGGGCAACATTAAGTGTACTTGCAGTAGGATCTGTCCTAATAAGTTCAGCTAGTGTCTTAGCCATTAGAGCGTGTAGCTCCTCTAGTTCCTTGGGTGTTGCTGTTCGTTTACTCATATATATTAATGTCTCCCATGAAAGAAGAACTCTTGTATCATGTCCTTCCCTAAAAACCATACTAAACTAAAGGTTACTGCTATGGTAGAGAGGACTTTGACCATCTTGACCATCCCCGCAGCAGTAGTCCAAGCATCTAGTAGAGCTTTCACAGATAGGTTTAACTTATCCATGTTCTCGTGTAGTTGCCTAACCTCTGACTTCAGCAGTTCTATTTCTGTTTCCTCACTTTTGTTCATTTCTTCTTCTTCCCTTTATGTAGTAGTTGTGTTTGAACAGGCAAGCTGCTGTATATATCTAAATGTGCTGCTACCTTAATTGCTTCTTCTGGGGTTTTACCCAGATGCATAGCAGTCTGAGCTACCATTGCCCCGCTGCCTATGCACATACTCTTGCCAATAACCTTATCTGGTCCGAAGGAACTACACCAGAAGAATAAACCGTTCGCATTGAGTGTCAACGCAGCGAAATCTTCTAGTTCATCGTACTCAGGGTCATCTATGTTATCTGGATCAGCATACCACACTAGGAACTTCTCAATAGCGGTACAATCCCCCGAACAACCTATAACAGTTCTGTCTATAATTATTATCTTCTCGGCTAAATAGGGTAATGCACCTGTTGTCACTTGAGAATCACTGTAGATACCTTGCCTAGTTCCTATAATTGTGGTCATATTACCTCCGCACTCTACTTTTCCACTTATAAATAGTATCGAGGGCAGCTTCTGCCTTCATCAGTCTTCGTTGTAGTTCACTTCGGGAAAGCTGCTCAATGGATCTGGGCAAATCGCGGGGGCTAACAGAGTCTGACACCCCGTCAGCATTAATACCATTAATAGTACTTGTAAATTCCGCATCTAGTTCCTTTTTGAGTTTCATATTGTGTTCATCTATCTTGATGCTAGTTTCAGACTGATGCTTACCCAGAGCTTGTAAACCTGCAAGCTCCTTTAGGGCAGCATCTAGCTGACGGGCGGTATAGCTTCGCCACCCATACATACCAACAAGGACAAGTGTATAGGCTAAGATAACATACACCATTATATCCATGTTAGTCTTCTGAACCTTGCTCTTTAATAAGAGTAACTAGTAGTCCAAATACAAATGCCACGACAGTAGCTAGTTGTAGCTGTTGCTCTACTGTTAGTTCTAATCCAAAGTGTGCGCCACCCCATACTAAAGCCCCAACCACTGCTGTTTGAGTACTCTTTTCTGTTAATCTTGCTTTAAGCCATGCTAACATAATAAAACTCCTTATATATAATTGAAATGTTTCAGTGTAAAATATACTGCATAGGCACACGGTATGCCCGCATAGGCAAACCATAAGTCTCTACGCCAAACTGTTACTTTCCTACCGTGTTGATAGTACTCCCGTGATAGAGGGAATAGTATAACTAACCAGACAAACCATATAGGTTGCCATAGTATTAGTAATGCGGGTACAAATGCGGTAGCCCAATGTGCGGGTTGATTAACTAACCATTCCATAGCCCAACTTCTATTTTTCATATTAATAACTTATTATCATTTTAGCAACGAAAGATGGTTGCATATTGTTATGTGCGCCATCGCCACCAGTTGAGCCAGTGACTGGATTGTGAGAGCCTGAAGCATAACCACCGCCATTTAATTGATTGACCTGATTACTCGCCCCATTAGGATGAGTATGTGAGGGCATCTCAGCAGTAATAAGTGTGTGTGTTTCCGCACCTACAGTACCTGCTAGTGTTCTAGCTGTAAGTCCTGCTCCTGTTCCCTCACCAATTACTGCTCTACCCCTTGAATCAGGTAGGTTAAATGTAGTTGAACCATCACCAACACCCCAAAGAGTACCTATGGCACTAAATAATGCGGAGTAAGTAGTACGAGATATAGCACTCCCATCGCACCATAGCCAACCTGTAGGTACTGTACCACCACCATAAGCTAACAGTAACCCAGAAGGGAGTACTAAGTCTATGATGGATTGTACAGTAGCTTTCTTCTTGTTTCCTGCACTAGATTGATCTGCGAATGGTACACTATCCAATACTGTAGGCACTGTTGTAGTTAAACCTTCAAATACAGATTCATTTAAAGTTGCTGTTGTTACTGAACCATCAACAATACCTACGGTTACAGGGGCAGCATAAGCAATCTGAACTGCACCTGTCCCTACTGGTATAGCTGAGTTAAACGTAGCAACACCTAAAGCTAAACTCCATGTATTAGAGTGCTGTACTACCCCATCAAATGTTATAGTAATATTATTAGCAGCGACATCAGTACCTGCACTCATGGTTAATTGAGTAGTTGAACCTGCTGTGTAGTCTGTAACAGTAGTAAATACATCCACAGTAGAGATATTATCTGACCTGTCTATAGCTTCTTGCCCTATGTAGAAGTTCTGGTTATCTGATAAGTCTAAGTCAGATGCTGTCAGTACTGAGGCATCCTGAAAGTCTACTAGCCTTGTAGTTGTAGGTGTTACCCTCTCTATGAATATAGAAAGTGGGGAAGCAGGTGCTGTTACGAATTGTATTGTGGAGTCAGTTAACCACACATAATCTGTGGTTAGTGTCTTCAGTACACCTGCTACCTTTACTGTAACGTGAGTTCTATCTAAGAATAGGAAGGGTATTGTGAAACTTCTCGCTGCACCATCCCCCGTGTATGTTACTCTTGAGTATGCCATTATTTTCCTTATGTTAAGTAGCGAATGATTACTACACCAGAGCCACCAACTTGACCTGCAAGCTCTATGGCTGAACCACCTGCACCACCACCACCACCAGTATTAGCTGTTCCTGCTGCACCTGCTCCATCTGAACCAAATCCTCTGCCACCACCACCAGATCCACCTGCACCACCAGTAGAAGTCTCGCCACCACCCCCACCGCCACCTGCGTAAGTTACAGCAGAGCCTGAATAACTATTAGACGTTCCTGCACCACCTGCTCCACCAGTAGTAGTTCCTGCGCCACCCACTGCACCTGCACCACCACCCCCACCACCATTGTAAGGAGTATTTCCTACTCCTGTACCACCTGCGTTACCTTGACCTGATGTACCTGCACCACTTGCGGTTGCGTGTCCTCCATTACCCCCACCACCTGATCCACCTGTAGCACCTGTATGAGGACCTGCTGAACCACCACCGCCACCTAAAGACGTAATAGTAGAGAATACAGAATTAGTACCTGATGATGCTACAGCCCCATTATAGGCACTACCTGCGCCACCCGTACCAATAGTTACAGTAAGTCCTGTGGCTGCAACAGCAAATCCTGTTGCTGTTTTAAAACCACCTGCACCACCACCACCACCATAGCCTCCACCGCCACCGCCACCTGCTACAACGAGGTAATCCACAGCACCATTACTGTTGCCAGTAAACGTACCAGAGCTAGTAAAGGTATGAATAGTATATGCGCCAGATGTTGTTATCGTTCCACCTGTAGCTGCAAATTTTCGCGCCATGACAATCCATTCATTAGTAATATAAACTTCCATTGCTTGGAGTGTACTGTTATATCCCACTTGTCCTGTAACAGGAATAGAAGGTCTACCCCCCGTAGTCCATGTTGCGTTTGTAATCCCTTCTGATTCATCAATGATAATTGACATATTATGCTATCCTTGTAATTTCTAGTTCTGCGTAAATTTCTGGTCCTGCGGGTGTTACACCC